AGTTGACTTGGCTCAAGGTGCAAGTTTGGATTTGCTTCAAGCTATGGTTCTTGAAGAAATGAAACTTGTTGTTGTACCGAGAGTGGCGACTTTGACAGTTGCCGAGGCTACAGCAGGTACTTCGGTTGTTTGTGATATTACGGCTAAAGCAGGAAATCTAACGATTCTTCCTGCAAATTGGGACATTACGGTAAGTATCTCTGACACTATTACAGACGTAGAAACTACTCCTGCATTGGATGACAATACCGTTAGCCTTGTTAATGGTGCGACTACTGTCACGGTTACTGTACCTGCTGGCACTTATGTAGCAGATGAAAAGATTACAGTAGCAGTTGCTGACTACACGCTCCCTTCTGGAGTAAAGGTAACGGATACAGTAGGGGAAATTACAATCGTAGCGAATGATGAGTAGCCTGATGTGGTAAAGACATAGCACAAGTGGCTATGTCTTTACTATTATTTAGATGAATGGAGGAAGAAAAATGGCTAAAAAGAAGTCAACGAAGAATGAAACGGTTGAAATTTTAGATATAGAACTAAACGAAGAAGTACAAGAGGAAGAAAAGGGTAAGGTCGAGGAAACCGATAAGGTGGAAAAGGTAACGATTATTGACCCAATTATTGTAAAGAAGAAAGTAGAGTTAGTGAAAGTCGTACCAATGAGAGATTTGAATAATGTCTATATAGGCGGTGTGTATTATAATTTCAAAAAAGGCGTAGGCCAAAAAGTCCCGCTAGATGTTGAAAGAGTATTGCGTGAACGAGATTTGATTAAGTAGGTGATAACCCATGAACCTTGAGGAAATGAGAGAAAGGCTAAGGTCAAGGCTGGGCGATTCTTCGCTTTCAACGGAGGAAATCGACTTCGAGTTAAGAAACGCAGTCTTTAGACATAACCCAGATTGGACTGTTGAAACCCTGCCCGAAAATGAAGAATATTTGGTTCTCAAACTAGCCCAAATTAGTTGCCTATATACTCTAGCTTCAAGGGAAGCGAAGAATTACCGAATCGGAGTAGATGGAGTTTCCATTGATAAAGCACAGAGGGTTAGGAACTACTTGTCTATCGCCGAAAACCTCGAAAAAGAATACCAGTCCATTATCAACAGTGAGGATTACGCCAAAATTGAAGTAGAGAACTTCAAGAGATATAGTGCTAGGCTGAACAGACTGGTAGGTGGTTAAGATGGATTTCCGTGAGATAGAAAATGACCTACAAGAAGTATTTGAGGAAATGGGCGATACAGAGAACATCTTCGTCAGACAGTACATTCCGACTGACATAGAGGGAGTTTACAGGGAAAACAAGTTCAAAGAGTATGGCGAACCGATTCATTTAGTCGGTAGGGTAAAGCTAAACCCTATCGGTGAAGAAATCACGGAAATCGGCAGAGATAGAAAAGTAAACTCAATTTTCACTTTTACCGCCAAAGAACTAAGGGATAAGGGATTGTTTACGGACAGGCTCTTAATCACAGAAAATGACATTATAGTGTATCGTTCTAAGGAGTATAGCATCGTAACTATTACCCCGCTTGCCCTGTTTGGAAGTACCTTCGTTCTCTACAAGTTTGAAGGGACGGATTTAGATGGCGACTTCTAGGCTACTAGGGGATTGGTCTAAGGCTGGTATCGTTCTTAGAAAGTTACCCGCCAGTATTAGTCCAATGGCTCATGCCAGACTGTACGCACAGGGCGAAGAAGTAGCTAAAAGAATGGTAGAGCACATTGAATTACAAGATTTAAGATGGCAACCATTGAGCAGGGTTACGATTGAGCGAAAAGGCAACAGTATAATTTATGTTGAAACAGGTTGGCTCAAAGAGAATCTTTCGGTTCGTAGGATAGCATCGAAACCGTTACGGAGTACCATCTTTATTGGTGCAAGTCCGTGGAAAACACACAAGCCAAGTGGACTGAAGTTTAGTGATTTGATGATAATGCTCGAATACGGTACAGACGATATACCAGCCCGACCGTTGATTCGTCCCACTTGGGAGGAAGTGCGGAAGGAGTTAGAAAAAGACTGGAAGAAATTCATGAAGGATTTAGTCAAGACGGGAGGGTGGACATAATGGGAAGCGTATGGTTGGCGGAAATAGATAATAGCTTAATCAACACTATAAAGACCATAGTCAAGACAATGGAAAGAGTGAATGGAGAAATAGTTCCTGTTCCCGTTGACGCTTTTGTCCGCAATCCCGAAGGGGTTGTTCAAATTGCAAAATATCCATGCGTAACGATTTTCAATTATGATGTGAGGTTCGCAGGAAATCGGTTTGACCCAAGCCCCATTCGGGGTCAGAGGGCAGACGGAAGGATAACACTTGAACAACCAGCTTTACCCTACGATTTGTATTATCAAATTGATTTTTGGGCGAAGTACAATGAGGATATAAACGAAATGTTGCGAAGGTGGCATGGAACAATAGGTAAGAACCATCTCTTGAAGGTGCTAGATACTGAAGGGAATCAAAGGTTTAGCCCAATGACACGAGTAGATTCTGCAAATGCAGACTATGCAAAAGGCGACCAAAGGATATTCCATAGGGTATTCAGTTACAAGATATGGGTCGAATTGGACGAAAGACCTCCAATTCAAGTTCCTTACGCCACAACAGTTCAAGTTGATAAAGTGGAATTTAAGGAGGGGAAAATTTGATTAGGTTAAGGAATCCGCTCGACAGACCTAGAATCTTCTGGCTTACGGACGGGACTTCTGTATCCATTGAAGGTTATGGAACTTCTGAACCTATACCAGAAGGGAAACTGACCCCTGCGATTCGCCGACAGGTGAAAGAGAATAAACTGTTTATTCTCCGAGAAAAAGCACCTGCTCCGAAAGTGCGGGGAAAAGGAGAAAAGGAGGATAAGTAGATGAGTGAGTATTTAAGACCAGATGTTTATGTCGAAGAAAAACCCTCTGGTGCAAGCCCGATTGAAGCTGTCGGAACTTCGACTGGTGGTTTCGTAGGTATTGCCCAAAGAGGGCGGGTAGGCGTAGCAACTCTGGTAACAAGCTGGACTGATTATGTCAACAAGTTTGCAAGGGGTCTAAAGTCCCCATTCTCTAGTGATAGCTACCTTGCGTTTGCAGTCTATGGCTTCTTCCAAAATGGCGGAGGAAGGGCTTATGTAACTAGGATTGCAAAAGGTGCGACTAAAGCTACCGCCGAACTAGGAGAAGGAATCTTAGTAAGTGCTTTGGACGAAGGAACTTGGGCTAACAACAACTTAGAAGTGAAGATAGTAGCAGGGGAAAATGGACTGGATTTACAGGTTCTCTTTGAAGACGAAATCGTGGAAATCTTCGAGAACGTAACCGCTACGCCAAACGAAGGTAACTATATTTCCGACATAAAGAGTAACTTTGTAACAATCACAGTGAGTTCCGGAACCGGGAGTTCCGGAACCGAATTAGCAGTAGGGTCGGTTACGCTTTCTGGCGGTACAGACGGTTCTGCTGTTTCTGACGCAGACTATTTAGGGGCAGACGGACTGAAAGCGTTTGATGTAATCGACAACATCAATCTTATCGCAATACCGGGGCAAACGAGTAAAGCGGTATTGCAGGGCTTAGTTGACTACTGCGATTCGAGAAACGACTGCTTCGCAATTCTCGACATTCCCGAAGGACTAGACACCGCGGAAGCGTTAGCTGCTAGAAAAGAGTTAGGTGGAACGAACGGTGCTTGCTACTATCCTTGGGGCAAAGTGATTGACCCGCTTGGCTCTGATGGAAAACTAAGACTTGTTCCTCCTAGCGGTCATGTGATGGGGGTGTATGCACGAACTGACCGCGAGCGTGGAGTGCATAAAGCACCAGCAGGCGTTGAAGCCACTGTGCGGGGATTCGTGGAAATGGAAAGACCATTAGCAAACAGTGATGTAGACCTTCTGAATCCAGCAGGCGTAAACTGCATTACCGCCAGACCGAATCAAGGAATCGTAGTATGGGGTGCTAGGTCGCTAAGTTCTAACCCGAATAAGCGGTATGTTTCTGATGTTAGATTAGACATTAACATTCTGGTGTCTAGCTACCTCGGAACACAATGGGCAGTATTCGAGCCGAATGACGAAGTTCTCTGGGGCAGAATCAGCGACCAGATTAAGGGCTTCTTGTTCAATAAGTGGCAAGAAGGTGCTTTATTCGGTGCAACCCCCGAAGAGGCTTACTTCGTAAAGTGTGATGAAGAATTGAACACAGAAGAAGTACGCAATTCTGGCAGAGTTATCGCAGAAATCGGCTACGCCAAGAAAAAGCCTGGAGAATTTGTTATTCTGCGGTTTAGCCAAAAGACCGCTACTACGAATTAAGGAGGGATATAAGTGGCTAGAACCTATGCAAATGACCCACTCCAAAAGTTTAAGTTTCGAGTATCTATCCCCGGACTTGCTCCTGCCCTCGGCTTTCAAAAAGCTAGTGGGCTAAGAAGGGAAGTTGGAGTGGTGGAGTACCGTGAAGGTGGATATGACCATACCCGTAAGTTAGTGGGGCAAGAGGTCGTTGAACCTGTCGTACTAGAGAGAGGAACCTACGCATCACAAGACTTATATCAGCTTTACAAGCAGACTTTGACGAATCCTTCTTTCCGTACAACCGTTACAATCGAGCAACTCGACAAGCAAGGCAAAGTGGCAAGGAAGTGGGTCTTGGCTGAAG